GGCTGGGGCACCGCGCTCAAGCCCGCATACGAGCCGATCGTCCTCGCCAGGAAGCCGCTCGCCGGGACCGTGGCCGCGAACGTCACGACCTGGGGCACCGGGGCGATCAACATCGACGGGTGCAGGGTGGAGGGGGAGAAGGGCGTTCCTGCCAGTATCAGCAACGCGGGCGGGCTCGGGTGGAACACAGGCGGTGACATGGCGCGCAAGGCCGAGCAAAACGGCCGCTGGCCCGCGAACCTGATCCTGGACGAGGACGGCCCGGAGGAGTGGCGCAGGTACTTCTACTGCCCCAAGGCGTCCAGGTCGGAGCGCGAGGCCGGGCTCGAGGGCCTCCCGCCCCGGACCGTCGACCCGACCCGCGCCGAGGACACGCCCGGCCGGGAGTCCCCCCGGACCGGCGCCGGGCGCTCCGGGGAACCCCGCCGGAACCACCACGCGACCGTCAAGCCCGTCGCGCTCATGCGCTGGCTGATCCGCCTGGTCACCCCGCCGGGCGGGATCGTGCTCGAGCCCTTCGCCGGTTCGGGGACCACGCTAGCCGCCGCCGCGCTCGAGGACGTGGACGCGGTCGGGATGGAAATCGACCCGGACTACTGCACGATCGCCCGCGCCCGGGTTGCGCACGCACGCCGGGCGCGTTAGGTAACTGGGAGCAACCCCGGAGGACGACGACCATGAAGGACCCGATCAAGGAACTACGCGCGCGACTGAAGACTTACCACGACGCAAAGGCGCTGTACCACGGCCCCGACCCGTACGACCGCGAGGAAGCGCGGTACAGGGCAATGTGCGAGGCACAGGCGCGCGTGGGTGACGTGGCGCTGGCCGAGGCGCTCCTCGCAGCCATCACCGAAGCGGAGGAGCGTGGACGGCGGGAGGCGCTGGCCATCGCCGAAGCGTTCACACAGGGCGCCGTAGCCCGCTACTACGCCGACCGTAGCACGTACATGGATGGCTACAGCGACGGCGCTGACGCGATGAACGAGGCGCTGCGGCACGCCCTGCGCGCCGAGGTGAGGTGACGTGATGGATGACCTGGACACGGTACGGAAGCGCCTGAACGCGGGCTTGCGCGCGGCACTGACGGACGACTGCGCACAGGTGCTCACCGCCGACCTGCGGGCGTTCATGGCCCATGAGGCCGGGCTCCGGATGCGCGAGTTGCTTTGGGCCAGCGCAGACGCGGGATGGCGCGAGTTGATCGCCGTGCTGGACGCAGACGGCAAGCCAGAGGGCGCCGCAGTGGACTACGTGCGCACCCTCATCACCCACCTACGCGTGGCCGAGGCAGCCATCACCGAAGCGGAGGAGCGTGGACGGCGGGAGGCGCTGCTGACCGTCGCCGTGTGGTGCGAGTCGTGGGGACCTATCAGCAGCAAGAGGGGCGACTTCAACCGGGGCTGTGCGGCCACCTACGGACACGTCTCCGACTACGCACGCGGACTCGTACGCGATATGGAAGCCGAGGTGACCCCATGATCACGGTGAGCAAGATCAAGCTACCTCCTTCGCGCCAGCCTTTCGCGAAACCATTGGGCTTTCTGCCGCGTAGACCCTCAAGTGATGCCGCGTAGACCCTCAAGTGATGCCGTCACGGCTCCCCCGGAACTGGCTTCCGGCCAGGCCCCCGGAAGCGCCGTGACGCGCGAGCGCATCGGCTTGCACAACTGCCCCGTTGTCGAGGTCACGGGCGACGGGCGCGCATGCGGTCGCTGTTGGTTCTACCTGCCAGGCCCCGAGCACAAGACTTGCCCGCGCCATGGCGACGTGTCGCTGGAGGTTGAGGTCTACATCCGCGAGGGCAAGACCACGCGCGAAGATCGTAGACCTACCGCCCCGTCAGCCACTCCCACAGCCTCATGAGCACCTCGACGAGAGCGGCAGCGTGGAGCAGCGCCACGACCGACAGCGCGGTGAGGGCGAGCTCTAGGAGCAGGGTCACGGCGACCCCAACCACGCCAGCGCGTAGCGTCCAGGGCACACGGTCTTGTTCTTCGGCGCCCCGAAGCGCTTGGCATCCGAGTGCACGCCGATGGGCTCGGCCGGGTCGAGGTCCGGGTAGCGGCGCAGCACGTAGGCCAGCGCCGCAGCGCCCACCCGCGCCTGGTCCGGCGTCAGGTCGCGCCGGTCTAGGTTGCCCTGTAGCGCGAGGCTGACCCCGTGGTCGTTGCAGACGCCGCCCGTGTGCCAGGTGCGCCGGTCGTCAGCCGCGCCCCGGTAGAGCACCAGCCGGCCGTCAGCGTCCACGTCGGGCACGGTGGAGGCCCACAGCGTGTAGGGGCAGCCGGGGAACTGCCGGTGCGTCACCACGTACCGGGCGCAGGCCAGCAGGCCCGCGAATCCGGGCCCGCCCTCGCCGCCGCTCTTGTGGACGTAGCAGCGGACGATGCGCGCGCCCGGCTTGCGCGCAGGCTGCGGCCGGCCCTTCTTCGTGGGCAAGAGGTGGCTCACGTCGTAGACGACCACGCCCGCGTCGGGGGTGACGGCCTCGAAGATGGCGCCGGGTGGGAGGGCCATCAGTCCCCCTCTTCCAGCGGCCCGCCGACGCGGTGAGGCGAGCACTCGGGGCACCCCACGCTCAGGTCACCCACGTATCCGCAGTCCGGGCACGTCTCGCCCGGGAAGTCGGGCGCCAGTCGCCTCCGTGCCTCCAGCTCGATCGCGTCCACGTCGGCCCGCTTGGAAGGCCCGAGCGCGCGGAGCTGGTGGACGATGGCCTCGGCGTCCTTGCGCGACCGGGCAGCCATGATGAGCCGGAACGCGACCTGCGCGCCCTCCCATGCGATGTCCATGATGGTGGCGGTGTTCATGGGTACGCGCTCCCGGCCTGCCCCGGCTCGTTGCTCCGGGTGCAGGCGTTCTCGTGGTTGTTGGCGTGTGGGCAGCGCTTGTTGCCGCACGTCGGGCAGATGATCATGCCGTTCCAGTGCTCGTCACGCGGGCCAGCGTTGTTGCAGGCGTGGCAGCACACAGGCCTGAACCCCAGCGCGGCGGTGGCCATGGCGATCATCGTGTGCTTGAGGGCCTCGTTCACAGCGCACCTCCTACCGCCGCCAGCACGCGGCCCACGCCGGGGAGCTCCACGCCGTACGTGCTCAGGAGGTCCGCCAGCGCCCGGTAGAGGGCCATCGCCTCGGACAGCGCCGCGAGTGCCCGCGACATGTCCGGCTCCTCTCCAGCGGCCTCCACGGCAGCGCGTAGCACCTCGGCCACGTAGACGTCCACCGCAGCGGCCACGAGGTGCTGCACGGCCTCCGCGCGGCGCCATGGGCGCAGGACTTCGGCCAGCTCGGCCTCGTCGCCAGCACGGGCAGCCGCCTCGCGCGCGCCCTGGTCCACGACGTCAGCCGCGATGCCCGTTGCCGCGTGGAGCGCGCCGGCTGCCGTCGTGTGGCGCTCGAGCTGGGACATGCCGCAGCCGGAGACGAGCAGCGCGATGGCGCCCGCGACGCACAGCGCGGCGGGGATGGCCGTCGGCCGGCTCACTTGCGCGTCTCCAGGCTCAGCGCCTCGGACAGCGCCGCGAGTGCCCGCAGCATCTTCGCCTCGCGCCCCGCCCGCAGGCCGAGAGCAAAGCGGGGCACCACCCACGCGCTCAGCGCCACGATGGCCAGCAGCACGTGCAGCACAGTCGCAGCCACCCGCACGGCGCGGTCATCGTGGGTGTGGGCCGTAGCCTTGGCGCTCGCCTCCCATGCGGGGAGACGCGCCTCCAGCCACGGCGCCACGAGCCCGGCCAGCGTGGCCACGCTCACGAGGGTCAGCAGGTAGCTGCCGAGCGTGGCAGCGTCGAGGCCCGTCAGGCCGGTCACTAGCAGGGTCAGGTCATCCATGGTCATCCTCCTGCGCGGTCATCGCCGCGCGTACGTCCTCGCCTCGGTAGAGGCCTAGCGGCGGCGTGTTGCCGGTCCGCATCAGGTCCGCGAGCATGTCGCGCGAGCGCTGCTGCTCTGACTCCAGGTGGGCGATGCGTGCAGCGCACGGCGCGTGGTCTCGTTCGGCAGCACGTAGCCGGGCCTCCATGCCGTCGAGGCGCACGCCCATCGCGGCGAGCCGCTCCTCACACGTCTCGGCGCGATGCCGCGTGCGAGCGATCTCCTCGCGCTCATCTTCGGCGATGCGGATCGCGAGGTCTGCGGCGCGCTCGTTCGGCGCAGCCTCCGCCGCCTTCGCATCGGCGCGTTCCTTGCGCGTGCCGAAGACGGACGTCCACAGCTTCGTGAGCGCGCCGATGACGCCCACGGCTCCGAGCATGCCACCTGCGCCGATAGCGGCGCCTGCCTCCGCTGCGTGGCGCGCCTGCTGCGCCGTCTCGATGGGGTCGTTCATCGCTTCTTCGCCTCCACGTCGTCGTCCTCGTCGCCCACCTTCGTTGCCGCGTACACCCGGAGCGCCTGCACGGCCTGCGCCGGCAGCGCACCACGCAGGTTCTCGATGCTCACCAGCCGGCCACTCTCGCGCTGCGCGATGACGGCGTCGGCCCGAGCCGCGCCGAGCCCGGGGAGCGCCATCAGCTGCTCTCGCGTCCCGCGATTCAGCACGCGCAGGACTCGCGCCCGGCCTACGCGCTCGCGGTGCTCTGGGCGGAGTGGGGGGAGTGCCACCACGCGCTCTTCGCCCATGGGGAGCCCATCGGCGTCCACATCGACGGGCGCTGGTGCCGCGATGGTCTCCGTGCGGATCTGGTCCAGCGGCACGTGGATGCCGCCTCCGACGCGCACCACCAGGCCGCTGTCCAGGTCGGCCTGCGTGTAGCCGCGCGGGTAGCCGTGGGCGGCGTCGAGTTGTGCGATGATCTCGGCGCACTCAGTGGGTGTACCGTGGAATCTCATACGCCCCACTCCTGCGTGATGTACGCCTCGACGGCGGTGTTGCGGGCGGCGGTGTAGATGGCCAAGAAGAGGATGTGGCCGCTGAAGAAAAACGCGCTCGCTGCGTATTGCGCACCTACCGCAACGCCCGCGCCAATGGCCGTCGCCCCGGCGGCCCATGCGGTTGTTGTCGCTGGCGTCCCATTCAGCCAGAACGCGAAGTTTCCGCTCTGGACCTGGTAGGTGACCCGCTGCCGCGAAGTCGAAATCGCCACCCCCGTGTCCCTGTCCGCGCCGTCGTGACCCGCGTACTTGCTGAGGTTCGTCCCAAGCAGGATGCGGCCCGTTTGGATGTCGATCAGCGCGCGACGTGTGGCGTCCGATGTCGGCTTGATGACCGCGTAGATTGTTTTTACACCAGTCGCAGCGGTCAGGCTGGTTGGGACCATGTAGTTGTTGACACCGTTGAAGTTGAGCGCGGCGTATCCATCTACCGTCGTGATGGCCGGGCGGGCGGCGCCCGCGCCCTGCGTCAGATGCTTGCCGTTGCCGCTCTGATCCGCCCACGCTGAGCACGCACCGCTCACGTTGGTCACGCCCAAGCGGGCATCCCACGCGGCGAGCAAGTTCGCGGTGGGCAGAGTGAGCGCAGGCGCACCCGCGCCAGCACGCCCCATGATCGCGCGAGCCAGCGGGTTCATGTAGCCACCGTGACGAAGACGGCCGCCACCGTGGACGACTCGGCGAAGATGGTGATCCACGCGTCGACGGCGGTGACCGGGACCGTGCCGGAGACCTTGGGCGTGATCAGCCCGGCGCCCGTGGTGATGGTGACGCTGTTGCTCGCGCTGCTCTTGCGGGCCGTCCACGCGAAGGGGAAGGTCAGGTCGTTCGGGATGCTGATCGCGATGCTGTTGGACGTCGTGTTCAGCGCGCGGTGCTGGTTGTGGTCCGCGTTAGCGAGCGTCAGGGTGCTCGTCGTGTGCGCGGTCTGCACGGTGGTCTTCGGGTCCGCGCCGACTTGCGCCGCCGTGACCGAGTGCGGGTTGCTGGTGTTGGCGATGTGCGTGCCAGCGGCGTCCCCGCTCTTGATGACCACGACGCGGCACACCGTGGCCGACTCGACCGAGATGCGGATGACGTCGCCCGCCGTGATCGTGCTGCTGCCGTAGTAGGTGAGCACGAGTCCGCCAGAGCCCGCGAGGGTGATCGCGTTGGCGGCGTTCAGCGCCACCAGCGTCGTCTGGAACGCGCGGCCGAGCACCGCGTCGTACAGGGTGTGCGGAATGGTCACAGCGACCGCGTTGCTCGAGCCGCTCAAGGGAATGATCTGCGCCGAGTCTCCCAGGGCGAGCGTGCGGGTCGTCGCGGTGTGCGTCCCCTGGACGTACGGCGCGAGCGGGTCGCTCCAGTCGCGCACATCGATCAGGGCGAGAGACGCCGATGTCACGGTGATCGTGATCAGGTCGCCGATGCGGATCGTCTTTCGCCCGAAATACTGCGGGACGATCCCGCCGCTCCCCGCGATGGTGATCGCCTCGTCTGCGTTAGTGACAAGGATCGTAGTGCGGAACACCCCCGAGGCGATGATCGACCCGAACAAGGTGTGTGGGATCGTGATCACCAGGGCGCCCCCCGCTGAGTCCACGCGGATCACCTTCCCGTGATCCGTCGAGGCCAGCGAGAACGACGCCGTCTGGTCAATGACAGCGCCCGCCGTCGCCGCGAGCGCCGCGTTCGCCTGGGCGCGGTTCTCGGAGATCCGGTCCTTCAGCGCGTTCAAGTCTGCGGCCGAGACGACGTCCGTAGGCTCTCCGGGGTCCCCGCCCTCGGTCTTGTCGGGGAAGGTGTTGCTATCGTCGATCGGTGGAAGTGCAGCCATGGTGTCCTCGTCAGGCTAGGCGGTATTGACCCACCGCCGTAAACTTGCGACCCACGCCCAAGGGACCTGTGGCGCCGTTGAGGGTGAAGATCGCGTCGAGGCTCATCAGGAGCACCCGTACATGCCGCACACGGAGATCACTCTTCCCGTTCCCACGTCAGAGCCTGGGGACACGCGGATGCAGATCCCATTGACCGAGCCGAGCAGGAGGATGTTCACGAAGCGGTTGGCCGTCAGGTTCTCAGCTCGCGCGACGCCAGCGCTAGGGGCGTTCGGTGTGCCAAACGGAGGCGTGAACGTGATGTCCCGGGGCGAGGTATCGAAGCCCGTCGTGTTGAGCGTGAAGCGGAACGCGAAGAGCGCCAGGTTCCCGATGCGAGCCGAGTAGCCCGACGTGTTTGTGATGTCTCCGGTTACGATGTCTGACCCGCTCACCGCGCTGACGACCGGCGTCCAGAGGCCACCGGAGAGCGCCAGGAGAGAGACCGCCCCTGTCGTAGGTGCTGCGACCAACGCAGACTGCACTGTCGGGATAGTCAGGTCCGCCTCAGCGACTGAATTGTCAAAGGCCCACTGAATCGTGCCGTCTCCCAGAGAGGTCTCGAGCGCCTGGCCCGCCGTGATGATCCCGTTGAACAGCCAGTTGATCCACTGCGCCGGGGGCTGGTCCTCGGGAGCGAAGCCGTCCGCCTGGACGCCCGCCGACGGCGCGACCTTCGTCGGGGTGGCGCTCCATGTAGCGGACCCTGCCGGGTAGTTCGTATCTGTCGCCCAGTCGAAGTCTGCAAACGCCATGGTCTACCCTACCACCCCAGAGAGCTCCCCGCCCGTGGTCTCCGTGGTGCTGCCCCAGCCCTGCGCAGGGTCGGTTGTGATCGTAGCATCCGCCAACGTAAACGCGATCGTCGCGTCCTCGCTTGGAGTGTAGATCAGCTGCAAGTTCACCCCTCCCGCGCGGGCGCTGTTGAGCCGCTCGGTCAACGCCTTCGGGTCGGCCGCGAAGTCGCCCTGCGCCCGGACCGTGATCGAGTTCGGCGCGTGCTCGCGCATCTCGACCGCCGTCAACCCTGGCTCGAAGGTCGACGCGATCTCGATCAGCTCCTTGCGCTTCCCAGAGCTCCGGTTGATGAGCACCCGGGTACGGAGCGCGCGGAGATACGTCGCGTCGTCGAGGCCGTTGCGCGGCTCGCGGACGATCCGCCCGAGAACGTCGAGCTGCTCTCCGGTGGTCGTGTCCGCGATCCACCGATTGTAGTGCACGTCGAGTAGCGCGGCCTCGATCTCGTCCAGCGGGGACACCAGGGAGCAGATCAACTGCCGGAGCGCGGTGGAGTCCGAGAACTGTCCGAGCAGCCGGGCCAGAGCGAGATCGCACGCGACCCCTGGGGCCTCGATCTCCCCCGGGCCGGTCGGGAAGACGAAGACAGGCGCACCGCCGAGGAGGGCCGGAAGTACCGCCGGGAGCAACGCCACGCGCTACACCGTGACCGTGACCGTGATGTCGGCCACGTCCATGGTGAAGTACTCGCGGATCGTGGCCGTCAGGTCGGTCGTCCCCTGCGGGTCGCCCGAGCGCGCCTGAGTCATCGAGACGACCGCCGTGATGCCAGCCGCGCGCGCAGGGGAGCCGGTCCTGGCGACCGACGCCAGGAACTCGGCCCACTGCAACGGCTGCCCGTTCGTCAGGTTGTCCGCGTGCGCCGCGATCAGCTCCTTGACCACCGTCGCGTCGTAGATCGAGGGGTTGGTCCGCACCGTCCAGACGGACACCACCTCGACGGCCACCGGCCGGCTGAACCCGATGACGTGCTCGAAGCCCTGGCCGTCCGCGACGACCTTCTCGGTCGTCCCCGCCGCGCGGATGCCGCCGGCCTTCGCCGCGAAGATGACCTCGGCCAGGGCCAGATCGTCCCCCGACGTCGGGGAGGTAGGCCCGAGCACGATGGCCTCGACCGAGTAGGCCGGGACGCCGCGGGCGTCCGTGGTACCGGTCACGTTCTCGTAGACCGCGACCGTCTCGGCGCCGATGTCCGCCGCGATAATCGCGGACCTGATCGCGTCCACCGTGGTCGAGCCCGCGCCTCCACGTGCCTCGATCTCCCGCCGCGCGCGGAGCTCGTCATCACGCTCCACCGCCCGCCCGTTCGTCACCGCCGACGGGACCGAGACCGCCGTGAACCCGGTTAGGGGGCTTGCGATCTCAAAGACAGTCGCCGTGGTGTACGCCGTGGCACCCGCCGTCTCAGCCTCGAAAAGGACGCCCGCGACGACGCCGCCCGGGGCGGTGATCTCCTCGAGGTTCGCGGAGTTCGCCGTCGTCCCCGTCGGGCGGATGATCAGCGAGCCCGCCGCGTAGGTCCCCGCCGCGAGGGTCACGGAGTGGACCGTTCGGGACTTCGAGGCCGCGCGGCGGGTCGTCCCTGTGATGGCCGCGACCGAGTCCTGCACCGCGCCGTTGTTCTGATCCGGGTCGAGGCCGGAGTAGAGCGCGGCGAGGGCCTCCTCGCACTCCCGGATGCGCTCGGCCACGATGCCGTTGATCTGCCCGAGGGCGCTGGCAGCGGACTGGTCGACGTTCGGGCCGATGGCAGATGCGGCGCGCTGAGCGGCCTTGATCTCCTCCTCGATCTCGAGCAGGGTCCGCGCGGTGAATCCGGTCGAGGTCAGCTCAGCCATTCGGTAGTCCTAGCACGAAGGGGCCGTAATCGGCAGAGGTCACGAGCCGCCCGCCGACGATGACCTCCCAGTCGACGGTGAGCGCGCGGGTCGTGCGGTCGTGGGTGAGCGCCACGACCGGGACCGCGTCGATCTCGGGGATGGACCGGAGGATGCGCCGGCACAGGGCCTCGAGCTGCGGCAGGTTCGTGGGCTTCACGAAGACCTCCTCGATGTAGGGGACCCCCTGGGTCACGTCGAGGAACCACTCCCCACGCCAGAACTGGAACTTCAGCCGCGCGGACTGCACCGCGGCCTCGACGTTGTCTGCCGTGAACCGCAGCTGACCGGCGGGGAAGGTGATGTCCCACGTGTCCGCGTCAAGGTGGATCGCGCTCATGTCAGCCCCCGACCTTCAGGCGCGTGGAGTCGAAGGTCTGGGCGACGTAGCCCGCCGTGACACCCGTCGAGCCGACGCCTGTCGTGACGCCCGAGTGCGTGTGCGCCATGTAGTGAGTCTCTAACGCCTTGACCCGCGAGGCCAGCGCGGCCGAGTCCGAACTCCCGCCGACCTCGACCCGTGCGGACTTGACTGTGATGTTGGCCAAGCCGTTCGCCCGGCCGACGACGAGGTCCGTCGAGCTCACCCCCGACATCGCCGCAGACCGGGGCCCGAACGCGCAGGGGATGGCCACAGCACCCGAGAGCCCGTGCATGGTCGGGACGCCGGGGTCGGAGACAGCCCCCGTGCCCCGGAACTGGCTCGTGTCGCGCTCGCAGAACACGATCAGCACCGGGTCCCCGACCGCCAGCGGGAAGGTGACGAAGCACTGGCCGCCGCTCGGGAACAAGATCGGGACCGAGGGCAGCACGGGGAGCGTCTCGAGCGCGACCTCGTCCTCCTCGCCGCCGGTCGGGACGCCGCGCTTGATCATGGGCTCGATGTCCGCCGTCTGCGTCGTCGCGTCGTAGGACTGTACCCGCCCGGGGAGCGCCGTGTGCAGATCGGTCAGGCGCGCGTCCAGAACGCGGCGGAGGGTCTCGGCGGGGGTGATGCGCTCGGCCATCTAGTAGGGCTCCAACTCGAGCTTAGCATACCAGTCGGCCCCGAAGGTCGAGCCGGAGTACTCCACCGACCGCACCGCGTAGCCCCCCTGGAACTGCCGCGACTCGATCACGACCTTCCGCCCAGGGTCGAGACCGGGCTGGATCAGGCACGTCGCCGTGACGATCCCTTTCGGGTCGGCCGTCGGCGCGCCGACCAGCCCCGTGTCCGGGGTCAGCAGCGTCGCGCGGTTCTGCAACGGCTGCCCGCGCTCGCGGATGGCCAGGACGCCGTTCTGCACCGACCATCGGAGCCCCGCGCCCCGGACGATCGCGTCGACGACGTCCCGCGCGGGGCCGGCCGCAACGTAGCCCTCGCCGAAGTCTGCCGCGCCGTTGGTCAACCGGAGCCCCCGCGCGAAGTCTGCGAGGTTCCCGTCGCCAATCCCGAGCGCGCGCACCGCTGCGCGGAGGACATCCTCGACCGTCGTCCCTGCCGCGAAGGAGCGGACGAGCCGCGCGCGCTGGTACGCGTCGCCCTGGTCCTTCGCCTCGACCTTCGTGATGACGTCGATCCCATCGGCCTCGGTGACGACGCCGGTGCGCGTCGCGTCCCCGACGAACAGGACCGGGGGATCCTCGCCGTAGCCGGCCCGGACCTCGACGCGCGGGCGCTGGCGCCCTTCGATGCGCTGGCGCGTGTCGGCGCTCAGCCCGAAGACCTGCACGGTGCACCGGTTCGGCTCGCGCTTCCGTGACTTGAACACGGTGAAGTTGCAGTCCAGCGTGCTCACGTCGATCGGCCCGAGCCGGATGGACCACGTCCGCTCGAAGAGCCGGGTCACGTCGCCGCCGGGAGGTAGGCTAGGAAGCAACGCCCCCGGGGGTGGAAGTCCGTGAGCCCCGGCGCATCGCCGTCCTGGGAGATGACGATCAGGGCGCCGGCTGGGGCGCGCTCGTCACGAACGCGCAGCGCGATCGGCCAGTTCGCTTGAAGCGCGCAGCCGGTCCGGATGGGCTCACGGTTCTCGGTGTAGATGCCGAGGGTCCAACGCTCCCATCGCTGGACCCAGTCGAACCGGAGCAGGTACGCGCGCCCGTCGAGCTCCGTGATCTGCTCGTAGTGCGCCTCGGTGGCCGATGTCGGGATGACGATCATATCGTGAGCCTGATCCCGGTGGACTCCTGAACAGACCGACCAAGGTCCGAGTCCGCTAGGTTGTATGCCATGCTGGTATTCTGGTCGGGGGGGTTGGTCTCGGCCTCGGCCCCGGCCTGGGCCCCGTTGTCGCGCGTGCGCCGCCCTCGCGG